ATGAGGGTAGTTAGAGGATAATGGCAGGTCAACTAGATTCACTATTAAAAAGTGTCGCTAAAGATGTTGTCTCAACTCTTGGATCTTCGCTTGATACTTCTATTACTTATACAAAGAAAGCGTCAGGAAGTTATAACACAAGCACGGGTGTATATACGACAACTGATACCAGCTACAGTATTACTGTTCCGATTGAATTTATTAGATCAGAAGAAGATTTAGGTAAAGAAATCAGAGAGTTTAAAACATATATAACACCTGATCTTATTGGGGATAATCAACCTGATCTTGATGATGAGATTACATTAACTTACGCAGGGTCAACTAGAGTGGCAAAGATAGTTAATATAAGTACATTACAAGGTGGTCAAACTTACTTGTTCACAATACGAGGAAGATTCTGATGAGTAAAACTCCATTTACAGACGCTATTAGAAAGAAAACAAGAAGAGAATTAAATACTCAATTTAATAATTTAATAAAAACTGTTCTTGCAGACTTGCCAGCACAAAGTCCCCAATATTCTGGTTTTTTTGCTTCTAGTTGGCAAGCTAATACTTATAGACCTTTATCAGATGAAAAAATACGATCTCCGTGGACAGAAAGAAAAAAAGATAGAGATAAAGGAATTACAACAACAGCTATTGTTGAACCTAGATATTATCCTCCAAAAAGAAAGTTTAAATTTGGAGAAACAGTATTTATAGGTAATAGGGCTGAATACGCAAGACAAGCATTAGGATCTCAAAATAGTTCAATAATGCCTTATTTAGAAAATATTACGCAAGTTGTTGAAGTTGTGTTTAGTGACACTATTCGTCAACCAGATATAAGAGTGGCTGAAACTCAAGTAATGCGAGAAGGTGTTGAAGGAGGTAGAACTGCTCCAGCATTAGGCTCAAGATATAAGAAATTATGAGTTTAGTTAATACAAGAGCAGCTTTTGAAAAAGCTATCACAGATGCAGTTGCAGCAGCAGATAATACTGTAATCATTACTTATGACAATGTAAATTTTACAACACCTGGTAAAACGAAAAAATATATTACTACTTCAATTACATTTAACCAATCAACAATTCAAGCTCAAGGTGCAGCATCAGATTATTATTCTGGTGCTATTCAATGTAATATTTATGTTCCAAAGAATAAAGGTTCTTCTGTCTTATCAACAATAGGAGAAGCTGTAATAGATGGATTAACTTCTATAAACGCATCTAATTATTCAGATCCATTTTCTTGTTCTCCTACAGTTGGAGAAGTAACTGGAATTATTCCTGTTGAGATTGAAGATCGTTCACATTTTCTTGGAATTATATCTTGTGCTTTTTTTGCTAATAGCTGATATACTTCTAATAGCTATACAATAACATGACTAGAGCAGTTGATCTTTTAAGAAACAAGTTTGGTGTTTCTCAGCTTTACAAACATGATGTAAAGCAAGATGATGAGATTCTTCTTACTATCTACTGGAATCCGTTAACTATTGCTGAACGTGAGATGATTCAGCAAAAAACTAATTCTGAAGATGCAAATGATTTTGCTTTACAATTAATGATTGAAAAAGCGTTAGATAAAGACAAAAAAAGAATATTTGCTGATGGAGACAAGGCTTCATTGAGAAGAGAAGTTGCTGCTTCTGTTTTGCAAGAAATACAATTAGCCATGCTAGAAACTGGAGAAGGAAAGGAGGTTGAAGAGGCGAAAGCCGATTTGAAAAGCGAATCCTGATTGGTTTTTTATATATTTTCTTGCCAATGAACTGAAAACTACTGTAGTTCAATTATGTAAAGTTTTGACTGTTGAAGAGATGATAGGTTGGGCTGCTTTTTATGAGTTAAAAAATGATGAAAGTAAAAAAGAAGAACAAAGAGCACAAACTAAAAGAGGTTTTTCACACAAATCAAGGTAGAATAGAATATAAGTTTGTCTAATTAGGTCGAGATGGCAGAAAAACAGATAAATATACGAATAAATACGATTGAGACTAAGTTAAATCAGTCTCTTAAAAAGATAGAGAAGTTAGAGAAAACTATAGATAAATTAAATAAAAAGAAGATAAGATTAAATACTTCCGCAGCAGAACAAGCAGCAAAAAGGTTAAGAAAAGAAATAGAAAAAGGAAACAATATAGTTGCTAAGTTATTTGACACCAGTAGAAGCACAGGTTTTGGTAACTCAATAGGAAGAGTTAGAGATGAATTAGGTTTAGTTAGAAAAGCGTTTGATGCTGCTAATAGTGCAGCTAGTAGGCAAGAAAAAGCAACTGCATTAATCGCAGGTAATTTTAAAAAGATAAGAATGGAAGCTGTTGCCTTTGCACAGGCAACTGGTAACAAAGAAGCTATGCAGGGAGCTATGGGTGGTAGCGTTCAGACCAGATTGAAAGAGATAAGAGGATTTCCTAAAACTATTCTTGCAGGTAGAGAGGCTATGGGTCTGCTTAATAGAATGTTGGAGATGGCTGAAGTCAATTCAAAAGATTTCTTGGATATTAGTAAGGCTATAGGTAAGCAATTAAAAATTAATGCTGATATGCAAAAAATAGCAGATGAAGCTAGTGGTAGAGGAAAGAAAAAATCTAAACCAAAAAAAGAAGAATTAACAGTTGAACAAAAAATTACAGATCAGAAAAAAAAGCAAAGACAATTAGAATTTGATTTATTTAAAGTACGTCAAAAAAGAAAACGTCAACAACAACAAGATTTAAGACAACAGCAAAGAATTACACAAAAACAACGACAAGGTAGATTACTTGGTGCAGGTTTTCCATTATTATTTGGTGGAGGTATAGGTTCTATTGCTGGTTCGCTTGCTGGTAGTTTTGCAGCTAAACCAGGAGAAGAATTTGGTGCTCAAATATTTGGTAGTGCCATAGGTACTCAATTAGAACAGTTGATAAGAAGAGCAAATGCTTTGGGAGAAGCAACAAGACAAATTAGTTTTGAAAAATTAGAAGAACAAAGTATTATTGTTAGCGGAGAATTAAAAGCACAAGTTGAACTTTTAAAAGAATTAGGTCAAAAAGATCAAGCAAGAAGCATAATTGCTGAACAAGTATTCAAAAGAACTGGAGCTACTGCTGATGTAACAAGAGACATTAATAGATCAGTTGAAGTATTAAATGCAGGATTTAGTGAACTTGTTAATTCTGCTGGAATTACTTTAGGTATAGTTGGTGCTCCTCTTTTACAAGCTGTTGGTGCTGTAGCTGGTGCTGTTTCTTTATTCTTTAGAGGGTTTAATACCTTAGCTTCTGGAATTAGAAGTTTATTAAATGATTTACCTGTAGTTGATAAATTCTTTGAAAGATTTGATAAATTCTTATCTAACGCTGCTGCTAATAGTGCAAAAATAAGTAGAGAGTTTAATAGAATAGCAGATAGTACTTTTACAAAGTTTACAATAGAGCAGCAAAGAGTAACAGGTGCAGCAGCTAGAACATTTGATGCACAAAGAACTAATTTAGGAGTAGATAAAAATTTAAACCTTCAAACATTAAGAAAAGAACGAGATGAAGCTCTTAAAGACTTAGCTGCTGGTTCTCCAGAATTTCTTGCTGCCATTGACGCATTTGCTGAAAAAGAAAATCTTTTATTGTTTAAATTTAAAAGACAAATAGCGGATATAAATGAACAAGAAGAATTAAGAAATCAAAAATTAGAACGACAAACCAATTTAATTACACAACAAACAGCAATAAGATCAAAAATTGTAGCTGCTGAATTGATTGGAGATGAACAAACAGCTAGAAGATTACAGTTTGAACTAGAAAAAGTAAATATACAAAATAAATTAGGAGAAGATTTAAGAAATGCCAAAAGTGTTGAAGAAGAAATTCTACTTGTTAAAAGAGCAATAGCACAGATTGATAGTGTCAGAGTAAGAATAAATAGTCAATTAACAAAACAAGAACGAGAGTTAAAATCACTTTATGAAAGTATAGGTCAATCAATAGAAAATGGAATAGTTAATGCTATAGATGGTGCAATACAAGGAACAAGGACACTTGGAGATGTTGCTCGTAGTGTATTTAGTGAGATTTCCAGATCACTAATTTCATTTGGTGTTAATTCTTTATTAACAAGTATATTTCCTGGTTCTAGTTTCTTTAGAGCAAATGGTGGTCCTGTTAGTGGAAATAAAAGATATATTGTTGGAGAACGTGGACCAGAAATGTTTGTTCCAAATGCAGGTGGTCGCATAGTTCCTAATTCTGATATGGGTGGTTCAACTAATGTAGTAGTAAACGTAGATGCTTCTGGTTCTAGTGTTGAAGGAGATCAACAACGTGGTAAAGAACTTGGTGCTGCCTTGTCAGTAGCGATACAATCAGAATTATTAAAACAAAAACGACCAGGAGGTTTACTTGCATAATGGCTACGTTTCCCTCAATAAAACCTACATACGGACAACAAAAAAGATCCGCACCAGCTACTCGCACCATTCGTTTTGCTGATGGTTTTGAACATAGAATATTATTTGGATTGGCAGAACATCAAAATCCAAAAATTTATAATTTTACTTTTAACGTATCAGAAACAGATGCAGATACTATAGAAACATTTTTAGATGCTCGTGCAAATGATAGTGATAGCTTTGATTTTGAAGCACCTGGAGAAACTGCTGCACAAAAATTTGTTTGCGAAAGTTGGTCAAAATCTATACCATATAACAATAGAGCAACGATCCAAGCAACATTTAGAGAAGTATTTGAACCATGAGTACTGCTCCTATTATTACTGATCTACAAAAGATCAATCCTTCAGCAATAATTGAATTATTTACATTAA